CTTGTTGCGACCATATCCACTTGATTATGAATTGGGAAGTTATCCCACTTGGTGATATGCACACACACAAACTATTAAAACCAGAACAAGTTGCTGTTGATACTGATATCGGTAGTGTTCCTAGAGAAGCTTTCTTGAAAACATTACCTCCACAGCACGGTGGACAATAGAAAATAAAAACGGCTCATATTGGGGAATATGAGCCTTTCAATCACAATTAGTATAGGTAATTATGAATGACAATTTATTTATATGCGAAATTTGTAAAAAAGATTTCGTTAACCTTAATGGTTTATCGCACCATATTAAGAAAACACATAAATTAAAACAAAAAGATTACTATGACAAATATATTAAGAAACCAGATGAAGGAATTTGTCCCTGTTGTGGTAAAAACACATCATATAATAGATTTGGTTATAGACGATTTTGTTCAATAAAATGTAATGGTTTATATACTCTTCAACAAACTCCTGAGAATATATCCAAACGAATAAAAGCTATACAAAATAGCGAAAATATAAAACTTTCACACAATACAAAAGAATTTATTGAAAATCAAAGTAAAACTCGTATAAACTATTATAAAAATGAAGAAAACAGAAAGAAACATAAAGAATCATTACAAAATTTGCCTCCAAGGTCAAAAGAATACAAAGAACTAAAAAGTATTCAACAATCTGAAATAATAAACGCATTTAAAAACTTACAACATTATTATTACAATAATGAGCATTTTCACAGTTCGTGGGAATTAGCATTTTACATATATTGCAAAGACCATAATTATGAAATTACTCGCAAAGTTGATAAAATTCCATATAAATTTAATGAAATAACTTATAATTATAATCCTGATTTTATCGTAAATGGCGAAATAATAGAGATAAAAAATCCTTGTCTTTATTCTAAACTTTTAAAAGAAGGCACAAAAGACAACGCAAAATACCAAAAAATGATAGAATATAAAGTTAAAATAATAACGGATTGCTCAAAATATGTAAATTATATAAATACAATATATGGTGAAAAATACCTAGAAAATTTTAGGAGAACGAAAGATGTCAATGAATAATAATATGAGTGTGTTCACTACAAGTATAAAAAACTTGCCAGACTTGATGAAAAATTATCTTTACCAGATTATCTTTGAATATGAAAGTGGTTCTGTATTGTCAAATGTTATTGGAACAGACGATTTTATGCTTCGTGCTAAAACCGCATCTATGCCACAGAAAGATTTTGGTGAACTCATCACCGAATATATGGGAACAAAATTAGTCTATCCTGGTAAGTCTACTATGGATGGTACATTTGACGTCGCATTTGACGAATTCCAGGATATGTACATTTCTAAGGCATTACATCGCTGGCAGAACTTACTATTCAATGGTGGTTTCCAGAACGATATTGATGTCGGTGGTATTACAGGTGGTGCTAGTTCTAACTATCTTAAAGACTACTGTGCTACAGCTAGAGTAGTTCTTTATGATTCTGCTTTGAAACAAAAACTTCCTGTTGAGTTCAAGTTCTACTATGTATGGCCGAAGACAGTTCAATCAACCTCTTTGGGTATGGAAAGTGCCGAAAAGGTTCAAAGAACTTGCACATTCCGTTATAGCACGTTTGAGCTCTGTGCAACTGGTGAGTAATATAAATTAACATATAATTATTTTATTAGAATGAGCGAGATTCTAATATAAATAAGATAAATAGTTTGGTAGTAAAATACCATTTTTATCCTATTTGGAACTCGCTCTTCCAAGTAGGATTTTTTATGAAAATACATTTTATTGAAAATGAACAAGATTTAATTGGTGTCAGTCATTCTGATAATGCTTTATTTTTATGTAAATCATGCTATACTTATACAGTTAAATGTATGAGGTCAATGATAGCAAAACCATTTTTGTGTCGCAGTTGTATATGTAGAGAAAATATATTAAACCCTGAAACAATTAAAAGAAAACAAGAAACTTCATTAAAATTACATGGTTCTAAAACATTTACTAATAGAGAAAAAGCATATAAAACATGTAAAGAAAATACTGGATATGAAAATCCTTGGCAAAATCCTGAACATCATAAAAATTTAGATAAAGTTTTTATAGAAAAAATTGGTTATAAAAGGCCATTTTTAAATAATAAAATAAGAAAAAAAGCTAGAGAAAATCGTAATTATGAACTAATTAGAAAGTCTGTTAAAGAAACTTGTGGTGTTGAATTTGCTTTTTTGACAGGACAAGCCCAAGAAAATAGAAGGAAAAAACTAATAGATACTTATGGTACTGATAAAATAATGCATATTCCTGGAATAGCTTCAAAAACACATAAGAAATTTTATAAAGACGAAATGTGGTTTGATAGTAGACCAGAATATGAAATATACAAATTTTTAATTGAAAATCATATAGATTTTGAATACCAACCTGATGTTTCTTTTGTATATAATTTTAATGGTTCACATTATAATTATTACCCAGATTTTATAATAGAAGATGAATACTATGAATATAAAGGACTACATTTTTTTAAAAATCATAATCCAAATGATATAATGACTTGCCCATTTAAAAGTAAAGATGAAACTGAAGAAGATTATAAAAATAAGTGTGATTTATATGAAGCTAAACATCAATGTATGCTAAATAACGGTGTTCATATAATAACAGATGTTAATGAAATTTTTAATAAATTTAAATAAATATAAATAAAGGGACTACTTGTTAGTCCCTTTTTAAAGCAACAAAAAAATGAGTTTATAAATTATAAATACTACATAACACAAAAATGTTCACAGTAAATTGGAGGAAAATCTAATGGATAAAATTCTTGAAAAACTTGCTGGTGTTTTAACTGCTGAAGATTTGCAGGAAATTAAAGAATCCTTTGAATCTGCAGTAGAAGAAAGACTTCAGGCAAAATTAGAAGAAGAAAAACAAGCCATTGCCAAGAAAGCTGATGAATTTTGTAATCAAAAAATCAAAGAAGAGGTTGAAAAGAAAACCGTTGAATTGGAAAATCTCGCCAACCAGTATTGTGAAGAACGCTGTGCCAAAATCACTGAAAAGGCACAGGAAAAGCTTGACACCCAGTGTAAGAAATTGGAAGAAGCTGCTGAACAATACATCTATGAATATTTTGACGAAAAGTTCACAGAAAAGTATGGTAAGGAACTTGAAGCACTTGAAGAAAAAGTTATTACTGGTTTAGACAAGTACCTTGAATATAACATCTCCGAAAAGATTAGTGAAAAGCTTATTAACAAGACTGCTATGACAGAAACATACGCTCCTATCATTGAAGGTATTCAACACCTATTTGAAGAACAGTATGTTCCAATGGATTTGACTGGTTCCAAGAAATTGCGTGAAGCAAAAGCTGAAAATGCTGAATTGGAAAAGTCATTGAAAAAGCAGCTTGCTGAAAATATGCGTTTGATTGATCTTGTAGAAGATTCAACCAAGAAGGCTACTATCGCTGAAAAGACCTATGGATTGGATGCTACCCAAAAGGCCCGCGTTCAAAAGTTCTTTGAAAGCAAATCACTTTCCGAAACAAAGAAAGACATTGATGACTATGTTGAAATGATTACTGAACAATCTATCAATATGCGTAACAATCGTGCTAATTTGTTTGAAAAGAAGTCTCGCCCAGTATCCCGTGCTGCTAAAACAGAACAGGCTATTGAACGTGATGATTTAATAACTGAAAAATACAGAAAGCAGACTCCATCATCTAACCGTTTCCTTGACGAAGCCGCTAGATATATGGAAGAAGATTAACATACAAATTTTCAAATAAAAAAATTATAAATACAATATATAAACAAAACTCATTTATATAGGAGAATCAAAAATGAATACAATTAAAAACACATTGGTAGAAAACTTGACTACACAGGGTCAAGAAAAGCTATCAATCAATGGTATTAAAGATAAGTATATTCGTGAAAATATGAAGAAGCTTATGGAAAACCAAATCCGTCAGGATGTTGGCTCCGCTTTGAACGAAGACTTTACAATGGGTGTTGGTGCTCCAGTTGGTGCTGACCAGGGTATCCCTCACGGTGGTGACGGTAAGGCTGTATTTGCTCCAATTTCTTTGGCTCTTGTCCGCCGTGTATTCCCACAGTTGTTTGCTAACGTTCTTGTTGGTGTCCAGCCACTCTCTGGTCCAGTAGGTTTGGCATTTGCTCTTCGTTATGTTTATAAAGATGCTGCAGACCCAACAAAGTTGGTTGAAGCCGCATGGAAGGCTGTTCCAGAATATTCTGGTTTCTCTGGCTCTACCGCTAACACAAGTGGTGCTCCAGATGCTGGTACTGGTGTTGATACACAGTCTGCTGAAGCTTGGAAGATTACTGGTAAGTATGACGAAATCCAGACCCACAATGACTTCTCAACAGGCCTTCGTGGTAAGATTCCTGAACTTGGTTTGATGTTCTCTCGTCAGTCCATCGTTGCCAAGACTCGTAAACTCGCTGCTTCTTTCTCTCTTGAATCTGCTGAAGATATTAAGAGAATGCAGGGTGTTGAAATGATGCAAGAAATGGTTAATGTTCTTCAGTACGAAATGACTGCTGAAATTGACCGTGAAACTATTGCTCGTTGTAAGTCAATCTGTAAGCCAATCGTTTGTACCGCTGGTAAGCAGCAAGATGTTCAAGACGGTTGGGTCGGCCGTTGGTCTCAGGAAAGATATTCTCGTATCGTAGGTATCATTGTTAAGACTGCAAACGATATTGCAACTGCTACTCGTAGAGCTGCTGCAAACCTCGCTGTAGTTTCTCCTGATATGGCTTCTGTCCTTCAGCAAGCTGCTCCATTCTTCAATAAGGTTACCGGTGAAGTTAATGGCTCTACCGCTACACCTGAAATTGGTACATTGAATGGTTCTATCAAGGTCTACCGTGATAACTATGCTGTAAACGCTTTCACTGGTGTTGATAATGGTGAAGTATTGCTCGCCTATAAGGGTACCGGCGTATCCGACTGTGGTGTAGTATTCTGCCCATACGTCACTGGTGTTGTAAACCAGGCTATTGACCCTAACGACTTCTCTCCACGTGTTGGTGTTATGAGCCGTTACGCATTTGCCAATAACATGCTTGGTGCCGATAACTATTATCGTTTGCTCAAGTTTGATACTGGTGCAATCTGGGCTAAAGCTGGTGAAGGTTTCACATTCTAATTTAAACTGGAATATAGTCTAACATTTTAATTTAAGGAGAATAATATAATGAAAAAACCTACATCTAACGGAAATGATTTGTACCAAATTGGTAATGACTACCCACAGGCCCCAATTTCTAGTTACTTTGTTCCATCTTCTTACAAGGATGGTATCTACACAGAAATCGTTAATAGTGCTTATGCTGTAACATCTAAAGATGGCTATGACGATTCATTCTTCTTGGGTAAGACACCTGTCGGTTTGAATAAGAGAGTTTTCAATGTAGCTCAATCTGAATTTGACGTTGAAGCAACAGACGTTGTTCCATCTGGTGCACTTAGTGCAGTCTCTGGAGAATTGTTCTTAGCTGACGAATATGCAACTGGCGTTCTCTCTGCATTCCCACAAGAATAATCATTGGTGCTAAATCTTTGATTTAATAGACGGGTCCGAATGGACCCGTTTATTTTTTGCGTTTATAAATACTATAAATTAATTTAAAGTGAGGTGAAAAAATGCAATCAAGAAAAATAGACGAAACTGAAATTCAAGGTGGGGATATGGCTCAAATCGCAAGAGCGGTTGCAGCCCAACAACAAAAGAATATGACCGCTTTGAATAAGGATTTGTTACCTTCTAAAGGTAAATACTATCAATCTGATTTGTATGTTAAGAAATTATCTACCATTGACATTAAGAATTTATCTACATTAACTGTTGACACTATTGATGGTGTAATGAATAGTATTATTGCCCATTGTGTACAAGGTATTAATGTAAACGATATTCTCGTCGGAGATAAGTATTGGTTAGTATTTTATTTGAGAAATTTAACTTATAATGATTATCCATTCTATGTAAAGTATCAATGTAAAGAATGTGGTAAAGTAGGTATGTTTAAAACTCAAATGAACGATATTATAGTCAATTACATTAAGGACGATTTTAACCCAACTTATGCAATGGATAATGGAGATACTATTGAAATCGGGTTCCCAACAATCGGTAATGAAGTTCAAAAGAACCAAATTATGAGAGAACCAGAGAAGTATACAGTTGACGGTGTTATTGATGAACAGATACTCAATATAGCTTGCTATATTAAAGCTATCAATGGAAGTAAAATTTCTATTATGAGAGCTTATAATTACATTTGTGAGCTTGATGCGTTATCTTTTACAAATTTCGGCAATTATATGGCTGATATTGATTTCGGTGTAAAACCTTATTTTGAAATTCCTTGTGACTGTTCAAATAAAATATTAGCACCTATTTCATTATCCGCAGAATACTTTATGCCAAAAATTACAAATACAGTAAAATAAATAATATATGAACAAAAATTATACCCGTATTACATACCAGCAACTGCTGGAAGATTTTACCGCTCGCTTGAAGAATGACCCACGCTTCAAGAATATGTCCTCAGCTAGCATTTATAACTTGTTTATAGAAACGCTAGTAGCTACTGCTGATATGACTAACTATTATATTGAACGTACTGCCGAAGAAGCATTTATTGACACTGCTAAATTAGATAGTAGTGTGATTAAACACGGCAAGAACCTTGGGTATAATCCTATTCGTAATACTCCTGCTGAAGCAGAAATTGCTGTGGTCTTGCGTGGGCCTTTGCCACAGTCTCTTATGGCAACACAGACCGCTACCATTTACTTCCCTCAAGAAGAAATGGAATTAACTTATAATGGTAAGAAATATATTTTGAATACTGACTATTCTTATACTCTCAATAGAGATGATATTGAGAAAGGTCAGAGTTCAACTTGGTCTAAAACATTGTATTTTTCTAAACCAGCCGATTCAGTCCATTACATTGAATTGTCTGGCGAAAAATATTTTAATGATGCGACCCTTACTCCCATTAAAGTTTTCCAAGGTGAAGTTAAAGTAGAAACAATTTATGGTGTTTCTAATACAAGTAAATTAGGAAAAGCATATCAGTTCTATGATATAAACAACATAAAATTTAGTAACTGGTATGGTCAGCGTGACCCTAATGGTTGGTATAAAAACCAATTTTATAAGAAAAATTCCTGGTGTAAAGTTGGTATTGGTAAAAACCAAGACGAAGCTTTTGCTGATGAGAATTTGTATGATATAGAAGATGTTTCTATCTATTTGAATAGTGAAGTCCAAAAAGAAAAACTAGATACAAATGTGTTAAATGTTTGTTCTTTGACAACAAACAGTGACAAGACCATTCGTTTGAGATTTGGCGATGGTGTAAATGTTTCTAATGGTTTGAATACAGAAGACCAAAACATTTATGTGCAGTACATTGAATGTGACGGTGCTGATGCTAATAAGGTCGGCACAACAAATTCCGAACTTAAGATTAATAACCAAATATGGGCAACATTCGCCGGCTCTACACCTATTGATATTAGTTCAAATATTAAACTTGTATTCAATAGTGATATTGCTAATGGTGTTGATTTTGAAGACCAACAGTCCATTAAGAATAATGCTCCTTTGTATTTTGCAAGTAATAGTAAACTTGTTACAAAACAAGACTTCATTTCTTATTTCAAAGGTCTAAGCACTCCAATTCGTGTTAAGAACGCAATAGCTTGGGGTCAGGACGAAATTGAAAATGGTGGAACAACTACATATAAGTACATACAGAACTGTATTTGTTATTGTATTGCAGCTAGTTTGTATAATACAAAGTCTACAGTCTATTCTCCAATAAATGTGCTTACAGATGGTTCAACAAACCAATCTGGTGTATTCTCTGTTTATGGTACTTCTAACAATTATTTGGAACATTTGTCTGATTTTTTGAAGTATCTTTGGAGTTATGATTCATTCAATTCAGTCCAATATACACCAAATCCATCTGAACAATGGTTAAAGAACATTAAAACTATTCGTGAAAATGCTGAACAAAGAATGATTATGAATAGTAAACTTTATTCGTTCCCACCTATCGTTCAGTATTATGATGTTGTTGGTACTGTTACTGTTAATTCATTGTCTAAACTTCAAGAATATAAGCGTGATGTAGAAAATGAAATTTATAAATGGTTAGATAATAACTGCAATTTTGGAACAAAGATTTACAAGTCCGATATTATAAAATTCTTCAATAAGCGTCCTGAAACTTCTTATGTGGATTTGGATATTAGAGTATCTGATATCATTAAAGCACAAGATGTTAATCGTGTTTATAATGTGAGAACAACTAATTTACAAGACATTTTCCAATACAGTGAAGATTATGATATTGCTGCAAATGGTTCTGGTGGTTACAACCAAGATGAAGACTTTGTTTATTTTAACAGAGTAAGAATTCCAAAAACAGATAATGCAGGTGGTGTAATTAACATTGATAACCTTAAGAAAAAGTCAATGAAAATTACATTGAACAATACAGAAACATTTACAACAACATTCTTTACTAATGACGGCATTTATGAAACGGAAAGTGATATTTACTTGACCTTTGATGGATGTCAAAAAATTTCAAAAGCTATTGAGATTGACAATAATTCTAAATTAATTGTAACTGTTTCTTATGCAAATGATTTCTATTCAACTTCTAATTTCTCTACTTCAAATGCTTTCAATTATGGATTAGACAATGCAAATGTAGTTGAACTTGAAAAATTTGTTAAAGAATGGGTACAAAATGCACAAGAAGTTAAAAGAGCATCCCGTGCTATTCCTTTGCCATATTTC